CACCGCCTATCGGGTTCGTCATGTCTCCTGTGCGGTGCGGTACTTCACGACTAAATTTAACACATCGACTGTGTTGCCACAGCGTATGTACAAGTTTACTTAATCCTCACGCGCTGTCAAGCACTGACAAGCAATATCGCTAAAAAAGAACCAAGTGTAAATTTTTCTTTACTGGGTAATTATGGGTCAGTACTTACCCCAGAATATAAGCCTCGTAGTTACTGGGTTTTTGATGATTTTTTGTGGTTTTGGGGTAATGCCCATCTAATAATGACTCCAAAACAGCAAAAATAGAGAGAAAAATATAAAAATAAAAAGAGAGATGATAATTACCCTATTTTATTTTATTTATATATAAATCCCTTACATGGTGGGGTCTAGCGTCTGGGGCAACCATTGACCCAAAATTACCCAAGATGGGGTAATTCTTTACCATACGGGTAAATTTTCTGGGGTAATTCCTCCCTGTTTCTGGGTAATCTGAAAATAGTCTGTGTGAACGGTTGACGCGCAACAATCTGAATGCTAAGTTTGCAAAAGTGTTTAACAGGGGAGTTCACAATGGAATTGCATCAACTAGTAAAAGAACAAAACGAGATGGTCAAAGAGCGACAGCAAAAAGAACTGTCAGATCTGATCCAATACTTTCACTCGCAGTCGCGGCTTGGGCGTGCGCTTGGCGTATCTAGATTTGTTGTGAATCGCTGGGTTTCTCGTGGGCGCATAAGTGCAACAGCCGCCATTCAGGTTGAGAAGATAACACAGGGCAAGTTTAAGAAAGAGAATTTACGTCCAGACGTTCTTGTATGGAATAAGGAGTAATTATGCTGCACGCTGTCAATCAGGCGGCAAGCGTAGATGATTTGGAGTCTTACGCAGAGCAGCATCAATGCTCGATGGCTTATGCAGCAGCAAAGCTATCATCGCCGCTGATAAAAAATGCTGACCTATGGCCTCGGCTTGGGTCTGTTGAAAATTATAGAATTGAGCGCACATCACCTAATCTTGTTGCGAGCAAAAGAGGTGATTTACTGACGAAACTTGCTCATGCTTTGGGGGAGCAGTACCAGTTTCCAAAATCAACCGCATGGCTTCACGGTCTTGGTGTTGTTGCATCTGCTGCAACGCGCAATTTCCGCATAAAGTATTTCAACGACCTAGCGCCAGTTAACCTGTATTGCGTTACAAGCCAGCCCCCATCAACGGGCAAGTCAGGTGTGAATGGGTTTTTTACTGAGCCCGTCATTACGGCTTACGAGTCAATTAACAAAAATAACAAAGTCCAACGGCGCGTTATATCCGCAAAAATGGACGCGCTAGAGAAAGATATTGCCAAAACAAGCCCCGCAGACAACTCATACTTTTATAAAGTTCAGGAGTACGAAGATCTGCACGAGCAGCTTCAAAACACGCCAATATGGAAGCCGTTTTTACAGAACGCAACACCAGAAGCGCTAGAAGAAAGGGCATCAATACAGTGCGGCATGGTTAATGTGGTGAGCGCTGAAGCAGAGGCGGCAACCGTATTGCTCGGCGATGTTTACAAGGACGGTAACAGTGGGCGTGGTAACTTTTCGATGGTTTTGAGTATGTGGGATAACGAGCGCGCAGATTCAGAACGCGTAAGCCGAAAGGGGTTTGAAGGACGTGCCCGCGGAACGATTTCTGTTATTGCCCAAGATACGGCGGTTGATTCAATACTCAAAGCCGGGCAAGAGGGTCGCGGTATTGCCGAGCGCTTCCTTCTTCTTGCTGAGCCTGAAATACTGGGTAAACGCGACCACACTAAATTTATACCCGTGCCTGATGAGTTAAGACAGTCTTATCAAGCGCTAATACGCAATATCGTAAATGAAGAAAAAGTCATGATCTTGCGCCCACCGCAAGATGGATTAAAAGCTATTGCTGAATGGCGCAATTCATTCGAAGGAAAGCTGGCGCGCGGCGGTGAGTACGAAAGTAATCTAATACGCGGGTTTATGGGGAAAGCCGATAAGCAGGTGTTAAAGATTGCCGCAACTCTACATATCATCGAGCATTGGCAAGAAGGAAATGCTCGCTCACTTGATATTGATGAGGATTATATTTGGTGGGCTATTTCTATTTTTTCTGATCTTGCAAAAACATACATCAATGCAGCCGACGCTATGGGCTACACAGGTGACACATCAGAGGTAGTGGCGCTTGCTGACAAGATGGTCAACTGGGCTGAAAAAGGCAGACTCAGAATGAGTGTTGCAAAAATAGTTGACAACATTAAGCGTACAAAGCCGTTTAACGGCATCGATGGGCTGACTAGCAAACTAAAGCGCCACGCATTACCAGAGCTTGAGCGGTTAGGCTACTGCATTGTTGTTGACGGAGACGTTTATATCAATCCGAGGATGAAATGATGAAAATTTTTCAATTAGCAATTGATTACAATTTAATTGACAAAGTAAATCACCAAAGAATTGACGGGATAATTTATAGATTTGCTGGCAGTAAAAGCGAATGCCGTAAAAAGATTGGATGGTTTTTAACTAAGTCGGAGGTTACTTCGATAGGCGACATTGAAATAAACAGCCTAAGGATTGAACCGCTATGATTGATTACAAGGATTTTTCACACCAGCTTGACGGTTTATGGTCTGAAATACTGCCTCAGTACGGAATTGAAATACCACGTATGCGAGGCATCAATTCAGACAACTATCCTTGCCCATTATGCGGCGGTGACGACAGAGCTCATTGGCGCGATGTAAATGGTCGGCTTTGCTTGTTTTGCCGTCACTGTGCAGCTGACTCTATGCATCCGCCTGAGAACGTAATCATGGAATACGCGGGCATTTCATTTGGTGACATGGTTAAAGATCTAGCTGACTTTATAAATCACGTTCCTATTGAGCGTGTAAAGGTTGCACAGAAGCGGGTTTACGCACCTAAATTTAATTTGCCTCCAGACGACAAAAGAGACGAAAAGAAAGCCGCCAAGTTTAAATCTTTATGCTCAATTAGGGATTTGCTTGGTTGTGAGTTTTGGGAAAAGGATGGCGACCAGTTTTTACCCATCAAGACATTTGCAGACGTTTTAGTTAACGCAGCATGGATTGGGAAAGATATTAAGTTTATAGCTGGCGGCGTTTCCTATGGCGCTTACACGCTTATTAAGAAACAGAACAATGACGATTATTATGCTGTTTCTGATTGCTGGAATGCCCGTAAAATTGCTGAATTAACTGGAGAGAACGTTTTAATTGCATGGTCAAGTTACAACATAAAATACCTTGTTAAGCACGCGCCAAGCAACATGAAAATAACGCCTGTACTAACTGCCGATGACTCGGGTTGTGACAATCTTTGCTACGACATGGATTGGGTTTTTTATGATGAAAAAAACAATGAAATAAAACACAAGAAGATGGGAGAAGAACTATGACAGCCTTGCCAAACTTAAACGGGTATCAGTTGCGCCCAGAATATCAACTACCAGCACACGAGGCAACGATTGAACACTTGCGCAAGCCGTGTGATGAGAATACAAAGCTGCCTTTTAGACACTATCCAGCAGTTATTGATGCGTCGGTTGGCGCAGGAAAAACGGTATCCATTGGCGCAGTATGCAAGCATATCCAAGAGCGCGGTGGGAAGGTGCTTGTGCTTGCGCGTCAGGGTGAAATCATCGAGCAGAACAGCAAAGAATACTGGTCGATGGGTGGTAAATGCTCTGTGTTTAGTGCCAGCTTGGAGCAGAAATCGACAGCTTACAATATTATTATGGGTACTGAGGGCACGGTTGCTAACAGCTTGCACACAGCATTTGGCTATAAGGTCAACTATGACGGTTCTTATCAGCTTGACGAGAATGGCAAAAAAGTACCTAAGTTCAAGCCAGCGGCAATCTTGATCGACGAATGTCATCAGCTTGACTGGCAGGAATTGATGGAGTGCATAAAAGACAAAAATCGTGCTAAAGAAACAAAAAATCAGTATGTAAAAATACTTTTACACTTTATTGAAATAAATCCTGATGTACGCATTATTGGGTACACTGGATCACCTTATCGAGGCAAAACTGACATCATTGTTCCTCCTGAAGTTGGTTTACATGGATTCTGGCGTGAAAAGCTATATGAAGTGCCAACCATGTTGCTTGTGTCGCTAGGCTACCTTGTGCCACCTGTGTTCGGGTTTGGCGACGCTGATCACCATTACGACCTAGAGAAGTTTACACCCGAAGGCGGTGAAGGTGCGCACGATTTTAGCTCGAAAGAGTTGCAAGCGATGCAGCGCGAGATCTTAAAAGACCGCACAAAGACGCAGATAATCATTGAGGAAGTAATTGAGCGCACAAAGGATCGCAACGGCGTGTTGATTACCTGTGCAGGGAAAAGGCACTGCGAGCAAGTGTCCGAGTTCTTACCGCGTGGCACATGGGCGATTGTGACAGACTCAACAGGTTCAAAGAAACGACGCCAGATACTTAATGATGCACGGGCAGGTAAAATAAAGTACGTGTTGCAGATAGGATGTTTAACAACGGGGGTCAATGTTCCACTATGGGACACCTGCGTAATATTGCGCCGTATTGGATCATTAACCTTGCTTGTCCAGCTTATCGGGCGAATTTTGCGCACTCTAAAAAAAGAAGATGAAGAAAAGGGTTATATCAAAGACGACGGACTTGTTCTTGACTATACCGACACCATGGAAAGCATGGGCGACATTTACGATCATCAGATGCTTGACACTGCATTGGCAGAGCGCGGCAAGCAGTCTGGAGAAACACAGCCATGCCCACTTTGCCAAACCGATAACAGCATGTACGCGGTTCGTTGCATAGGTGCTGATAATACTCAACCAGACGGACGCTGTGAGCATTTTTTCCAGTTTGCCGTGTGTCAGAACTGCGAAACTAAAAACGCGCCTAGCGCTCAATCCTGCCGCAATTGTGAAGCCGTTATGATTGACCCTGCACTAAAACTAAAAGGTAAGGCATACACAGATGCAGAATATAAGCCCGTAAAACACGTTGAGTTTTATCGTTCTGAGTCGAAAGGCGCGAAGGGGTTTTGGGTTGCTTATCACTTGAAAAGCTTTATTAACGTTAACGGTGAAAAGCGACCAGAGATTGCCAAAGAACACCTAGATCCGTTTAGTAGCGATATTGTTAAGCGCCGCGCATGGGATAAGTTTTTGCGTCAGCATATTAACTGCCCGCGTATGCGGTCACAGGTAGGCAAGCAATTCCGCACGGTTTCTGAGATACTAAAAAGCAAGGCTGTATTTCAGGAACCAGTGGAGATCACACACCGAATTGACCCTAAAAAATTCACTAGCATCATAGCCCGTAAGAAGTTTCGTAGCGGGAGGGAGGAAGAATGAGTAACTATATTATCGCAATCGACCCCGATCTTAAAAAGTCGGGGGTGGCAATAATCAATATGGATAATGGCGACATAGCTGAGCTTTCAAGTATGCGACTGCCAGAATTAATAAGAACTATCGAGTATCTTAATGGAGAGACTTTTGCCATAGAGGACGTCAACAAGCACGGCACAGTGTATCGACACAACCGCAAAGGCGGGCAGGCAGTACAGGCACGGATTGCACAGAACATCGGCATGGTAAAAGCAGCGGGCTCTATGATTGCCGAGTTGATCACCGATATAACGGGGCGACCACCAATACTTGCGCCCTTAGGTATCGGCAAGCAGGTTAAGAGCAACGCAAAGCTGTTTCGAGAGCTAACAGGATGGCAAGAAAGGACAAACGAAGATATGCGCGATGCAGCGTCTATTGGTCGATGGGTTGCCGCCGAATTAAAGCGAGGGTGGACGGTAGATCAAAAGACAGGTCAACTGGTCGGATCTGTTAAAAGCAAAAAGTAAGTTAGTATTAGTGAGTCAACAAAAAAGGAGAATGATATGAGTGATAAATTTAACCCATCAAAGCCAAAAGCAGGATATTACAAATCACTGCCTATGCACGACTATCAAGAAGCAAATGCTATTAGCAACAGTGGGCTTTTGCTTATTGAGCGAAACCCTGCCGATTTCAAGTGGTCGAAAGACGCGCCCAAAGATCCGAGCAAATCTGGCACATCAGACTTTGGTACCGCGTCTCACACCGCATTAATTGAGCCAGAAAAGTTCGATGAGTCAGTTCTTATTGGCCCAACAAAATCTCGCGATAGCAAAGGATTCACAGAGTTTGAGCGCGAACATGGGGCTGGCAAAATTGTTCTTCTTGAAAATGAGGAAACACAAATACGCATCATGAAAGCGAGCGCCAACGCTCATCCAACAATGGCTAAGTTTTTATCTATTGATAGCGATGTCGAGCCATCTATTTTTGTTTTGGATAAAGACCGTGAGATAATGAGGAAGATTCGTCCTGACTTGGATCTACACAAAGGCGGTTTCCCATTGCTTTGCGACGTAAAAACAACAGCAGACATTAGCGCTTGGCGTAGTCCTTTGCGCTGGAAAAACCCATTGTTTGAATTTAATTACGGTCATACGGCTGCGTACTACATGGACACTGCGTCTATTCACTACGGAAAGCAGATCGATGAGTATTCGTTTTTGCTTCTTCAGAAAAACATCGAGATGGGAAGATACCCAGTTTCTGTGTTCACTATAACTCGTGAAGAATTAGAGCAATACGGCTTCTTTGATCGAGTCAACAATAACCTAGACCGCTATGCCGAATGCTTACACTCTAACAACTGGTTCGGCGTTGAGCGCTTCCCGATTTTCAAGTAACAACTACGGAGTAAATTATGACAACACTAGCAGAGCAAGTTAATAACGGGCATAACCCGTTTCAAAAAGAGCAAGCAAAAGACATAAATCAAGGAATTGTTTCTGTTGAGCAAGAGCGAGCCACGGCAGAGGCTCAGGGGCGCATGGTTATTGCCAAAAAGTTCCCACGTGATGAGTCATCAGCTTATGCTCGCATCATTGAAGCGTGCAAGCGCCCATCATTTGCTGAGTCAGCATTATATTCATACCCTCGTGGCGGACAGAAGGTTAGCGGGCCATCTATCCGCATGGCAGAAACTATCGCTATGTATTGGGGAAACATTGACTATGGAATTCAGGAGTTAAGCCAGAAAGAAGGATTTACCGAGATGATGGCTTACTGCTGGGATATGCAAACAAATACAGTGAGCAAGCAGCAGTTTACTGTAAAACACGTTCGAGACAAGCGTGGAGGAGGCCAAAAGCTAAGCGACCAGCGTGATATTTACGAGATTGCAGCTAACATGGGCGCTCGTCGACTGCGCGCTCGCATCCTGTCAATCATTCCTGCTGATGTAATTGAAGCAGCAACAGAACAAGTCGTTCAAACATTGCGCGGAGGTAGCGGAGAGCCTTTAAAAGATCGTATTAAGCGAATGATTAGTGCGTTTGATGCAATTAACATTGGTAGCGGCACACTGAAAAAGATGGTGGGTAAAAAACTTGACGACCTTACTGCCGATGACATCGTTACACTTACAGGCGTTTACAAATCAATTAAAGACGGACAGTCAAAAGTTGCTGACTGGATTGATGGCGGTTCGTTAGACGCTGAGGATACGCTTGCTAATAAACTAGGCGATGGCGATAAAAAGCAGTCTAAAGTAAAGCAAGAAGGCAGCAAGAAAGAAAACCAAAAAGAAACCGAACAGCAAAAAGGCGAGTCAACAGACGAATTTTTTAACGAGGAGAAATAACCATGGCATCACGCGGAGTGAATCGAGTAACAATCATTGGCAACCTCGGGCAAGATCCCGAGGTACGCTACACCCAAAACAGCACGGCAATCGCAAACTTGTCTATTGCGACCAGTGAAAGCTGGAATGACAAGCAGACAGGCGAGCCACGCGAGCAAACTGAATGGCATCGGTGTGTCGCTTACCGTCGATTGGCTGAGGTGTGCGGCGAATACCTCAAAAAAGGCAGTAAGGTTTATGTCGAAGGCAAGTTGCAGACCCGCAAGTGGGAAGGACAGGACGGCGTAGAGCGTTACACTACTGAAATCATCATTAACGATATGCAGATGCTGGATAGTCGTGGTGGTCAGGGTGGTCAGTCGTCAGGTCAGGGTGGTGGTTATCAGAATAACCAGAATCAACAACCTCAACAGAGCAAGCAAGGAAGTCAGCAGCCACAGAATCAGGGCGGCAATCAAGATTTCGACGACGACATCCCCTTCTAACTGGTCGTACCAGCTAAGCCTAGCATTTGTGCTAGGCTTGTTTTGTTGGATTAACGGATGGAGTTAGGACAATGGCATACACAACAGAAGAAATTAAATTCGCAAAACTTAATGCACGCAACACATACAAAGAAATAGCGCAACACGTTTACTTGTGCAACATCCGAAAGGTTTTGCGTGATGATACTGTACGACTTGACACTGACACGCTAACAAAGGTTTGCGACATGATTGACAACGGCGAGCTTATTGCAAAGCCTGAAAAGCATGAGCGCGGTTATGTTTTGGAGTTGGCGTAATGGACTACGAAAAGAAATTTCTAGAACTTTGTGAAAGCGCCAAACTTAACGATCACGACCTACCTCCAAAGCCGACTAAAAGTAGCGGAGGAGGATTTAGGGCTTCAGATTACATGGAGAAGCTCCTTGATTTTGAAAATTCCATAAAAAGACAAAAACAGTGGATGGCTAGATTTGCGATCAAGCCATGGCCGTTTTGCGGCTCTAAAAACATAACTTTAAAGCAGGTGTATCAAGGTGATGACTATTACCGCTGTTTTGTTATTTGCAAGTCTTGCCGCGCACGCAGTGGGATGTCAGATTTGTATGAGTTTATATTTAATAGAGAAAAAGAACGGGTGACAAAAATGTGGAACAGGAGGGCACAATGAAAAACAAACTAATCGACTTAAACAATCATTTATTCGCACAACTTGAACGATTAGGTGATGAATCCCTTGGTGGTGATGAGTTAAAAGGCGAGATTGACCGCTCGAAAGCAATATCCAGCATCGCATCGCAAATCATTGGCAATGCTAATGTTGCGCTAAAAGCCGAGCAGTTAAAAAGCGAAGGTATCATAGAAAGCTCACCGAAAATGATAGGGTCTGACAATGAGTAGATTTCTTTATCAACCGCATCATATTGAGTTTTTGGATTCGTGTTGTGGCGAAATGCCACTGGAAGAAGTATCTAGCCTTTTCGAGTTTGCTTTTGGTAGGCGTTTAACTAAAACTGCCATTAAAAGCATAGCAAAGCGCAACGGTATAATCGTTGAGCATAAAGGATCTTACAGCAGGCCATTAAAATACAGTGATGAGCAGATAGAGTGGATCAAGAATGCTTACCGCAAAATGACGCCTAAACAAATGTGCGAACCATTCAATAAAAGGTTTGGCACTAATGAAAAATGGAATCAGCTTAGGGCTTTTATTCATAACCACGGCATAAATAGTGGCAGAACAGGACGCTTTGAAAAAGGGCAAGTAAGCTGGAACAAAGGCAAAAAAGGATGGAAAGCTGGTGGTCGCTCTGCTGAAACGAGATTTAAGAAAGGTCAAGTGCCGAGCAATCATAAACCGGTTGGCAGCGAACGCATAAGCAAAGATGGTTATATAGAAGTCAAAACCGCAGAGCCGAATGTTTGGAATTTGAAGCATAGATTGGTTTGGATTGAGCATCACGGTAGCGAGCCGGAAATGCTTAGATTCCGAGACGGCAATCCGCTCAACTGCGATATAAGCAATCTTGTCGAAGTAAGCAGATCCGACCATGCGATTATGAATAAGTTGCATATCAGAGAGCTGCCAGAGGAAGTTGAGCCGGCAGTGCGAAACCTGGTTGGCGTAGTTAGGGCAACAAAGAAAGCAAAGGAGCGCGTCAATAATGCTCCCTAAACGAACCATAAACAGCAAAGCCTACCGCACCCGCCACCTATGGGCGGATGCATCATGGCGTGACCATTGGCGGAGATATTGTAAGGAGAGGTTGGGTATTAAGTGTAATAGTGATAGGAGGAATGA